CACCTGTGTAGAGATTTCCGCCTGTATTTACAGCGCCAACAGCCAATACCTGTGGAAATTGTTGACCTGAGTAATTAGCAAACGGCTGGTTAGGATTGAATGCAGTATAACCAGTAGAGTTAATATTGCAAACAAACGTCCAATTGTCTGTTACAGATGTCACATAACCATAGATAGGCGAACCTGGAATCAGAACATTTGGAAGCGAGTTCAACTGAGTTGTTCCCCACGCACTAGGAATGCGGAAGGCAATCTGTTGACCTACTTCAAAGTTGTGATACATGGTCGTTTTAATAGTTGTCGTTGTTCCGGTTGTGATAAAAGAAACAACGTTGTCTTCTGGTAGATAAAGGAAAGGATATAGAACCTTCATCACAAATGCACCAGATGGAGAACCAGAGAGAGCAGTATAATTGCTGCCGCTAGCATCCCAGTTGAGTGTAAATGTATTTGTACTTACCGCAGTGATTGTAAAGGGAATACCCGCGATTTGCTGCATACCAGTAGTCGAAGACTGTTTCAGTCCTTGCAGGACGACAGTATCACCGACATTGTAACCGTGAGCAGTTACAGTCACAACAGCAGGATTTGCTTTTGTGATGCCGGAAATTTGCTTTTTTGCGCCAAACTGTTGGGCCAGTCCCGCCGCAAATGTGCTGATCCCATTAGATGTAATAACAGCTGTTTCGAAAACACCTGTGCTAGCATCTACATATGTACAAGCAGCAGTTCCTTGTCCCATCGTAACATCCCAAGTCGCGCTTGGAATATCAGACATAGCAAAGTTTGCATAGGCTGTGTAGTTTGTAATTTTTACAAGATTTGGTTGAAATGGCAACAAAATTGTGACGTTATTGCCAGTTGCAGCTTGTATAAAACTACCTTTTGCGCATCTAGAATATTCAGTCATGTTACACCCCCAAATTGGATAGGCGTGTACAAGACAGTGTTCTAACAGCAGTGTCCTGCGTTAAAGCTTGTGCTTGTGCAAATTTAACTGCAAGCGTCGCGTTTTGCGCTAGCATGCCCGAATAGTATGGATCACGATAAATCAGCCTCATGCTATAGCCGTCCTGATTGATGTGAGTAATACCCTGCTTGCCTAAAACGGTGTTGTAATAAACATCGTTTCCATTTGCAGATGCTCCTCTTGCAACTGGTCCTTCAGAGCTTGTGAGGATGCGGATATTGTATACGCTCCCCCACTCAGACGGAAGCGCTGAGGTGTTGTTTGGATAATTCCAACTGTTGATCACCCCTTGTCCTACGAGTCCATCGAAATCAGACTGAAGCTCGGTGGAGCTCAGCATGAAGTAAGAAGAACGTATAGGTCCGGTTCCGAATTTATCCTCACCTTCGATACCGCTCATAAATTTATACAAAACTCTGTTACTTAATGACTTAGACCATAACAGTCTAAGCGGGGGGACCTCTTCGGATCTCCCTCTCTATGTTACCATAGAGTTCAGACTATCGCATCGCCTTCCAGCGCCTCAGGATTTAGTCGTTCAGGCTGATCATTTAACCAATCTTCGTAAGAAACAAGTCCTCTTTGCCAACAGTTACATTTCATGCAGCGATCCCCGCATTTAATACATTTTCCGTCAGCTTCGGCACATTTATATACGATCGTTTTCATAATCTTGCCCCTTGTTATCCTTCTGCTTATGCAGCAGTTAGGACCTCCAAGTCAATTACCAAAGGTTTTACAACGCCTACAATTTCGAGAGCGTTGTTAGTATCGAGAGTAGTCGCAACCAAGCTAAAATCGGAAACTCCGAGGTTAGTTGGATTTTCACCGTTGGTACCCCCGCTAGCATTGATCTCCGACGCACAAGAAACAATGTAATCGCGGAGGATCAAATCTTCTGCTTGACGCATAGCAACAGCTAAGCGCTCAGAAACCCAAGCTAATACTCCTTCTTGCGGATTGTTACTCCTCATTACTGAGGGGATAGATCATTTCTGTCTATCTCTCACGGTTTCCTCGTGAGGCCCGACTATCGCTTTACACTTTCGTGTATCTGACCGCTTTAGTCTGTCAGCCCGGACTTAAATACACACCAGGTGTATACTGGTTGGTGAACTTGTAAAACAAAGGAGTCTTATGCAGTTCAACAACAAAGACCATAAACACAGAATTCTTTATGAACCCAAAGTCCATCTATTCCACATTGTAAGGTCCTTTAAGTCCTTGGCCCTTGTTTCCTTGCCTGACTTCATTGTCAGGTTTAGGGGTCCAAGTCAATTAGGTCTGATTTATCCAAGACCAAGTATATAAACAAATCTTGGAGAATTACTTGTTCGTTAATTATGCAACCAGTCGCTCATAATTACAAGTTAATTCTAATTCGGCATGGTTAATTATATTACCGAAGAAAGCCATCTGCGCATCAATGATGTCGCGTTGTGGCACTTGTGCTGGGGGATCAATCCCCGAGTTGCCTAATTGAATTATAGGCGGTTGTAACGATCTTGCACGCATAAAGAGGCAAGTCGTTCCACCGTTGGAAGGCATACTAACCTTATCGCAGACGGTGATATAGTTCATTGTTGGCGTTGCAACATAAAGCATCGCAGGAGCTAAGCTCTGGAGGATCATTGGTCCCAAATTGCCAGTTGTCGTAATAGACATTTCAAACCTTGTGGTTTAAAAGTTATTTGTAGGCAGTCACTCCATACATAAGGGGTTTTACTCCATACATAAGGGGTTTTACTCCATACATTGGATGTGCTGATCCGTGGACGACGACGTATTACGGTCCGTTCTCAGACATATCGGTTGGTATGTAACGCATACCTGCGATATAATGGGACGATGTCCCTGGCTTTAACGCGGCTTAAGCGAGATTAGCTATAACGTAGCTACCGTAATTTAACAAATAGACAAGAGATAAATTAAATGCAAAAGAAAAGAAAACCCAGAATCAAAAAGTTTTTAACAAAAAAGATAGGGAGAAAATACAACCTAAAATTCATGAAAAAGTATTTTAACTCTATTCTTCAAGAATTTTACTCAGAATTTCAACAAAACCCCAATTTTACCAATTTCGAAGCAATAACAATACTTAAAATAAGAACTGACCAATGGTATGAATTTTTCAGAAATGACATAGAAGGTAATTTTTCAGATCTTTTTCCGGCAATCGATCTTTAACGCTAATCCATTTCATGAAAACCACACTTCAGGTGTTGTAGGCATTTCAGACCAATATGTAATCCAAAGATGGCATCTAGGTTCAATAACGTCATTATACCATCCTCTTTGAGGATGCCACTCTAAAGTAAGTAACTCTGGTCCTCTACAGCCACCGCTATAAAGACCCAGAACTTTAATATTCGGTTCAGGGAGTTTGTCTTTCACACTAATCCATTCCATGACCGCACCCTTGGCAATTCATAACTCAATCCTTAGTAAAAAAGCCTGTTTTAAGGAGCAACCCAAGGCCACAGGCATCCTATCTTTCAGCAATTAACCCATGTGACAAGACACTCAGGGGCCCCGTTAACGGAGAGTGGCTAACACGTTCCGCGCTTGGAAATTGAATTATTGCTTATGTAAATATTTTCCGATTTTTCTTTATTTAACTTCATGCGTATGCCTCGTAAGTGGGATCATAAGAAGACCGACGGCGGAGAGGGGATGGGATTTTAGTCTTCATACCAATCCGGTTCGTCCCATTTTCTTATACTGAGTTCTGCAATAATAAGAGTTATTTGTTGTATAGATAGAGACCCATATTTTCTGAGCATTTTTTCTAGATCTTCGGTCTTCATTTTGCTCAGAAAAGATTCATAATAAGCGTCCAATTCTTTAGATTTGAAAGCCTTTACTGTTTCATACATCTTTCTTATCAAGCCTCTTTTGTCTTCGTCTGGCCCACATCTCTTTAGCTGCTTGGCTTCGTGCATTGGGAGGTGCGGGCTCTAGGGGCATTGTGTAAATGCTTGCGGCCTCCAAAAAAGCCATTCTTTCTCGAATGTCTGATACATCCTCTTTAATATTGCTAATCTTATCGTCTATCTTTTTAAACGTCTCGTCGATTGCATCAAATCTTTCTGAAGCCCATTCTTCAACTCTATCAAATCGGTTTTCTATCACCTGAAACCTCTCGTCGATCCTTTCAAATCTCTCATCAAGTGTATCAAATTTATCATTTATCTTCTCGCGAAAGTCTTTTTTTAGATTTCTAAACATTGCGTAAAGAAGTCCAAGAGCGGCCGCTATAGATCCAATCACTTCCCAGTTCATTTTATTCCTCGGGTGAATTCATTGAGGAAGGATTATGTCCATTTTGCTGCAATTCTTCAAGCTGATTCATGACGGATTCGAAGTTTTTGGACGTTTCTGCGGAGACGGCGATTTGTTGAGTTTCTCTCTGTTCTAGCCTTACTTTACCGAGCCATATTAAAAGAGTATTATCGCCACTAATTGCTTTATCATATTGAGCTTTTCGTAATACACCGTCGCCACCTTGTTTCTTTTGTTGTGAATAGACGGAAAAAACCAAATTATGAGTGCTTTGACATTTTGTATAAAGAGTCTCTGGACACACTCCCAAAACTCCAGCTATTTCGGTACCCGTGCAACCGGCTTTTAAGTACTCATCTACTAACGCCCAGTCTATTTCTGCCTCAGGTCGTCCTTGAAGTCTTTTAATTTCTTTCGGCTTTCTTGCCATAGGCCCTTTGTTTTACATTACGCATAAATCTTTATCAAACAAATCTGGATCTTTTTCTTATCGCATGGTTTCATGTCCACGACGCATGGTTCCCAAGAAGGCTTGAGAGCCCTTCCATATCCTTCCAACCCAAAGTGATTGTGAGACTTAGGAAATCCTGATCCATAGGGCCACAAAATGCAATCTCGAATTTCAAACCCCGCGTCCTCAATCGCACAAGTGAGGCGATGAAATGTTCTAGTTCCTCCCATCGCAATGATAAATGAACCTGGCCTTGCGATCCTGAAACACTCAGCCCAATATTTGACTCCAGGAACTTCATGATCCCATCCTTTTCCCATATCGGCTTTCGTGCCATATTCTCAGATGTTTACAGAAAAAGAATTTCCGCGCATTGACTAATTTTCTAGTCTTGTATAATACGTATTGCCTACTAGCAAGGGATAGATAAAAATGCATCGCAATAATCCCTTTCTTGAAGAACTAGGCGAGGCAACAACAAGTAAGTACAGTTTAAAATGAAAGAATCCGATGAGTGGGTCAGCATTAGAGATAAAAATCCCGCACACATGCAAATAGTTAGAGTTTACATCGAGAATCCGCTTTTTGGTTCCTTTGAAAGAACCAGGGATGCTGTATATTTGCATT